GAAAGGACCCGCAACCATCATACTGACACAACCCAAACGCTTCGGCATAGACATAGCGGATTATATGCTGGCCATACGGGCCTTCGAGAACGTGGATTACTCCAGAAGGTTCAGATTATACGACCTGTATGAGGACATTCTCATGGACACGCACCTGACAAGTGTCATCGAGAAACGGAAAAACGCCGTGCTCTCCTCCGTCATCGAGTTCAGACGTAACGGAAAGCCGGACAAGGCGGTAAACGAACAGATACGCTCCCCGTGGTTCCGGCGCCTCATAGGCGACATCCTGGACGCGAAATTCTGGGGGTTCACGCTCGTACAGTTCTACCGCAAAGGGGAATGGGTAAACTATGACCGGATACCGCGCAAGCATGTGGATCCGGTGCGCAGGCTCATACTGCGGCACCAGACGGACACCACAGGAACATCCTGGGACGAATACCCCGACCTGCTGTTCATCGGGGAACCGGAAGAGCTCGGGATGCTCGCAAAGGCGGCCGTATGGGTGATATACAAGCGGAACGACGTGGCGGACTGGGCACAGTTCGCGGAAGTGTTCGGCGCACCCATCCGGGAATACACATACCCCACGGATGACGACGAGGCACGGCAGAGGGCGCTGGCGGACGCGGAAAGTACCGGAAGCATGTCGGTATTCGTGCACGCCCAGGAAACAATGATGGAACTCAGGGAAGCGGCGAACAAGACCGGAAGCTCCGACCTGTATGACAAGCTCTGCGAACGGTGCAACAGCGAGATATCGAAACTGTTCCTCGGGAACACGCTCACCACCGAGGCATCGGACAAGGGAACACAGGCACTCGGAACCGTCCACAAGGACGTGGAGGAGAAGGTCACGCTGGCGGACCGGCAGGACATCCTGGACGTGCTCAACTACAACATGACCGACATATTCGCCATGCTCGGGATAGACACCACCGGCGGCGAGTTCTGCTACCCGGAAAAGAAAGTCATCGAACCGGAGAAGAAGATGAGCATCCTCACCCAGCTGCGTACGAACTTCGGCCTGCCGGTGGGAGACGATTATCTGTACGAGGAATTCGGGATCGAGAAGCCGACAGACTACAACGAACTGAAAAAACGGCAGGAAGCCGGAGCGGCCGAAATACAGAAGGCGAAAGAGAAAGCGGCAACCACCGGGGAACGGGAGGATGAAGAGGAGGAGATACCGGAAACCGGCAAAGAAGCTCCCAAAGAGAAGAAAAACGCCCTTAAAAACGCGTATAACTGGCTGAAACGTTTTTTCGCGAAAGCCCCGGGAAAAGACGGGGCAGCTTTAGAATGGTGATGAACGACCTCTACCGGTTGGAAAACAAGCAGGTGGAAAACGTGTTTTCTTTTGATGAGGAGGTACTGGGGAAAGCCCTGAAGAACATATACAGCAAGGATTTCCATCCCATGACCGACATCGAGGAGAACCTGTTCGAGGCCACGTGGAAAACAATGAACAAAGCCACCGACAAGGGGTTCGGAGTACGAAAGCCCGATGATCCGGATTATGACTTCTACCGCGAAATACGGACGAACAACGCCGTATTTGCCGCGTTCAAGGTACATCGGGCACAAAACGACATGGCGGCACTACTGCTGGACGAAAACGGCAATTTAAGGCCGTTTGAACAGTGGCTGAAACTCGCCATGCCCATAGCGGACCACCAGATGGTAGACTGGCTGCGTACCGAATACGACACGGCAGTCATACGGGCGCATCAGGCGGCCGACTGGAGACAGTTCGAGCGGGAGAAGGATATCCTGCCGAACCTCAAATGGATGCCCTCGACATCCGTACACCCGGGAGCGGACCACCGCGTGTTCTGGGGAACCATACGCCCCGTCGATGATCCGTTCTGGAACGTGCACAGGCCGGGGGACCGGTGGAACTGCAAGTGCACGCTCTCGTCAACGGATGAAGCGCCGACAGCGGTACCGGACGAGAACGGGCGAAACAAGGCACATGACGGTCTGGAAAACAATCCGGGAAAAGATGGCAAATTGTTTTCAGACAAACATCCCTACATTACTGAAGCGCACCCGGGAGCCAGAAAAGCCGTGGACGCACTAACCAGGCGCATCAACGAGATGATAGCCGAAATGCCGGACAACCTGACGCTGGAGGAAAAAACCGACATCGCCCACAACAACCTCAGGATAGAAAAGGCCCTCGGTATCACCAAAGGCAAACCGATGACATACGAACAGGCGAACAAGGGAAAGGAAAATCCGAAATTCGGGAAAGAGGAAGGATACCGCGTAAATTGCCAGACCTGCACCGTGACACACATGCTCAGAAGGTTAGGGTTCGACACCGAGGCAAAACCCAACATCCGGCAAAGCGCATACAACGAAATGGCAAAACAAGGCATCACATGGGAAGAACGTTTCCTGAACCGGGACGGAACAAAGCCGGATTATGACTATACCTATAAATGGCAGGTCAGAAAGGGATATCAAGTAATGAATGCGAACCGGCTGAAGGAATACTTCAGGGAAAAATTCAGCGAGGACGGAATATATGAGATATATTGTGCCTGGAAAGGCGGTTCCGCACACGTGTTCTGTGCGGAGGTGTCCGAAAGGAAAATAAGGTTCTTCGACCCGCAAACCGGAAAGGATGATGCAAGCAATTACATACAGAGCATGAAAGCCAACCGCGTGGGAGTGATAAGAATAGACAACAAACTGGTAAATCCCAAAATCATGGGACTATTCATCACCAAATAAACGGGAAGAAAGTGCCAGCCCCTCCTCACCGTCCATCAGACGGCAGGACCGGCCGTCGAACAGAATAAAGGCGGGAAGACCGACAGGCAACTCAAAACCATTCCCATCAACACACCCCACGGAATAGATGCTTCCCTCAGGGGAACTGGCTGATAAGACAACGGAGTTGTAACCGTTACTGTTTGCTAATTCCGACACTTGTTTAGGTATTTCCATAACGCAAAAAGGCACATAAAACGCCTTGTCTGCAAAAGTATAAAATTATTTTTTTAAATCAGTCATTTATGGACATAAAAGAATATTCAAAGCTGATAAAAGCCAAGCGCAAGGAACTGGATGACCTGATGAAACGGAAGATGCCGGTCATAGCCGGACGAATGGCAAAAGACCATTTCCAGGACAATTTCCGCCGGGAAGGTTTCGTAAACGGTGGATTACACCCGTGGCCGAAAGCGAAAAGGCTGTCCTCGGGACGGACCGATGCGGCAGGGCAGTACGGGACGCTGCTATCCGGGAGGAACCACCTCTTCAGCTCTGTCAAGTACGTGCCGGGGGACTACCGGGTGAGAGTGGCCAACGACCTCATATACGCCCCCGTCAACAACTGGGGAGGGGAAGTGCATCCGACCGTTACGCCACGAATGCGGCGCTTTGCGTGGGCGAAGTATTACCAGGCTTCAGGCAAGGCTAAAAAAGCCGCCACAGGCAAAAGAAAGGGCAAAAAGAAGGGTTCTGCCGCAAGCAATGAACCGCAGGAGAGCCCGGAGGCACTGAAATGGAAAAGACTGGCGCTCACCAAAAAGAAAAAACTCCGGATACGCATACCACAGCGACAGTTCATCGGGGAAAGCAGCGAACTGTCCGACAGGATAACGGAAAAGACAGAAAACGAAATCAGAAACATTCTAAATTTATAAAGACATGGAAGAAATATTCATCGCGATCATGGAACGCATCGCCGGAAAGATGCCGGAACTCTCCTATATAGACGAGGATTACGGACAACTTGAAGCAGGGGCGGAAGAGGACAGCTATCCGGTCACGTTCCCCTGTGTGCTGATCGGAAACACCGAATCGGACTGGAACGACCTCGGGTACGGGGTACAGAAAAGCGAGTCACTCATCACCATACGCCTGGCCATCGACTGTTACGACGACACGCACTACACTTCAGGTACCTATGATAAAGTAAAGGAACGCCAGCAGAAGGCAAAGGAACTGTATAGGATACTCCAGGGATTCCAGTGCTCGGAAGAAGCCAGCCCGCTGGTCAGGGTGAAGAACCGGGACTATTCCCTGCCCGGAAACATCAAGGTGTATGAAACCGTATATTCCTTCACGTTGCATGACGAATCCGCAATGCAGGAAAGTGCGGCGAGGTTTATTCTCCGGTAAAGAGCGAAAGCTGGACGGCTGTCAGGCGGGGCTTCTTCACCTTCGGGACGGGTTTCACTTCCAGATCCTTCAGTTCCCGGCATTTGCGCCGGATAATGGACATGATACGTTCCTCGGAAATGAAAAATTCCTGCTGGGACAACACTTTCAGGGCGTCATCAAAGCGCAGGCGCTGTACCTCCGTCCAGTAATAGTAACGGCGGCACAGGGCTTCATCACGGAGTTCTATCAGGTTCTTGTCTCGTCCTTTGGCCATAATTGTGGGATACTTGCTGCAAAATTAGGCATTTAACCGGTCATTATAGATAAAAAAACGCCGCATCGTATATGAATGCGGCGTTTTCTGTTTAGAGTGTGAACAAAATCACATGGTCATCAGTTCGGTGTCATCCTCACCCGGAACAAACGGCTCGATGCGGGTAATCACCTTGCTTTGCACCTTCACCCGTCCGCTACCCTTGCAGACCGGGCATGTGGCAGATGAAGGAGCCCCTCCCTGATCCGGATAAAAGACACGTCCCTTGCCTTCACAACGCTTGCAGGCCATGACATGTGGCGCGATATTCTTCGTCTTTTCCATAATTACAACCGGCAGAATGAAGGCTCGATACGATGCCAGACACCGTTCTCGTCACGTTTGTGGAAATAATAATTCACTGCGGTCTTGTACACTACGTTACTTTCGCGGAAGAGGTCCATGATTTCGGTGTACTCGCTATCGAAACGGTCCTCCAACTCGTACAGTTTGCTCACCGACTTGTAGTCCAGGTCACCCTGGCGGTTACGCTCGATCATCGTCATGCCGAGCTGGTACATCGGATCATCGGTACCCAACTCGCGCCCCATGGCATAACGCTTCAGGTAGTCCACCAGGCGCTCGGCGGCAAGATCGGCACGCTCGTCGAAGCTCTTCACCTTGTTGCTTCTCACCTCCAGCTTCATGTCACCGTCCACG